CTGCATTCCGGATAGCCTTTGCCTGGCTTGCAATATTGGCGGAACCTGCCTGGGAGCCGGCAGCCAATACATTGGTAAACCGTCCAGCCTGGTCTGCCGCTGCCCCATATTGGTTGAGTGATAAAGTAAGTGAATCAACCGCTTCGTTCAGGGTGATGTCTTTGGCTGCCGCCTGCAATCGCATGGCTTCCTCCGTAACAGCCTTGAGCGCCTCCTTGTCTCCCAGCAGTTCCGGTTTGGCCGAACCGACCAGCATGAACGCATCCAGGATTTCGGCTGCCGACTGGCGGACACGCAAGCCCTCTTTGGTCATGGTGGTGGAAAGCGTCTTGGCCTGCCCGGTCAACCAGGCAATGCTGTCATCATCAAGTCCGGTCAAGGCTTTCAGCCCGGCCTGGGACTCCTCTAACTTGTTGCGTTCGTCTCTGATGGCACGCAAGGCAAGGGTAAAACCGGTAAGGAAACCTATTACGGACAAGATAACTCCACCGAAACGGTTGAACCAGTCCACCATACTGCCAATACTGACAGTCGCTTTCTTGGTTTCGGTGGTGATGCCTTTTATCTCCTGGCGATGCTGTTTTAAAATCCCCTGAAGATGCTGTATCTTCGCCATGGTGCGGTTGTATTCCTCAGAGCCGCGTGTCATTTCCTTAATGTCACGCTGTAGGCGTTTCATCTCCAAATCAATGGAATTGATGTCATTCTTAATTTCCTTGCCATCAATGTACAAGTAGACACCTCTTTTGACTGTCTTGTCACTTTTTGCCATAACGTTTTTCGATTGTTATTTTATCAAACTTCTGAAGCACATTCTTGAGTGCCTGGTCACCGTAATACTCTCCGGATAAATCAGCCAGTGATTCGATGTTATCCACAATGGGAGGGTCTAACCAGGGTAGGGGACTTCGCCGGATAACGGCATAGTGTTCATCAACGGTACGCATGCGCCGGATGCGATATTCAGAAACACGTAAAGAACGCAGTTCCTGACGTTTCTTCTTATCGCTCCATGCCGAATGTCCCTTCATTATAATTCCGTTCTTGACGATATATCCACGCCCGGCGCCATATTCCCGGTACGCACCATACCGGGCAAAGCGGAAACCCAGACCGACATAAGCCGGTCCACCTTCACGGTCTTTCAGCCAACGGGATTGCAGTTCCCTACGCAATCTTCCGGTTGCGTGTGTCCGTTGTAGAATATTTACGGAGGTATTCTTGACTTTCCACGTCCAGTTCTCAACTCCTCGATTGAATTTCTCGGAGGTCATTAAACTCTTTTCTTCAGTTATTACCATAAAAAAGCCTTTAGTTCCGGACACAAAACTAAAGGCTGAAAAGAGTGGAAAAAAGGACAAGAATTCAGCAGACAGAGAACTTGAAATCATTGATTCGGTTCAGCCATCCTTTCCGGAATACAAGCTGCGACGGGTCCCTTTTACAGATATCTTCAATAAACCGGATTCTGTCTGTCTTGATAGCTTCGAACAGCTGCCGTTGGTTGGCCAGATTGATACTTGCAACCGTCTGAGGACCTACGATGCCGTCTACATTGATTTGCAGTAGTTGTTGTACCCTTGTGATACCGGGACGTCCGGAGGCCCACACCCAATCCACACAGATATTCGCAATGGACTGGTTGTGTATGAAGTCCGCTTGGTAACGGTCCCAATAATACTTCTTGAAAACATGAAAAACGTCATCCGGAGTAATCATGCGTAAATCATCCGCATCAATGTCTCCGTCACCATCCTTGTCATAACCACATGATTTCCACGTAGACAAGGTTATCCCCATATTGGTTTTGCCACCTTTGTCATTTTTGTGGTCACTCCATCCGCCTTCCCATTTGCGGATGACCTTGAATAAGATTTCTGCTTTTGCCATAACTATGAATTAATAGAACAGTGGCAAAAGTAACGTATGACTTAATTTTTATGTAGGACATGCATTCTCCGCAAATGGTCATCCAATGTTTTAGGGTTACATTTAAGCTTACGACATATGGCTGCCTTTGAATAACCGTATTCGAGCATAGTTTGAATGAGTTTTTCCTTACCAGTCAGCTTGTAATGCGTGTTTTTATCCCCCTTTTTCCGACCAAGTCGTATTCCTGCAGCTTTTCTGTAAGCAAGGGCCTCCTTGGTTCGCTGACTGATAAGGTCACGTTCAATCTCAGCGGATAAACCGAAAGCGAATGCCAATACCTTACTGTTGATGTTATTACCTAATTCGTAACGCTCCTTGACAGTAAGAACGCAAGTCTCCTTAATCATACAGAGGTGAAGCATTGACATAATACCCATCAGGTTTCTTCCTAATCGGCTGATTTCTGTTATGATTAGAGTGTCGCCTTTCTTCATCCTCTTGAGAAGTGGACCTAATTTCCTATCATTAGCAATTTTGGTACCGGAAACCTTCTCGGACACCCATTTATCTATTACAAGTCCTTTTTCCGTTGCAAATTTCTGGACTTCGAACCTTTGGTTCTCGACTGTTTGTTTGTCAGTGCTAACCCTAATGTATGCGTAAACCATTTTTGCGGTGAAGGTAGTCTTATTCAACAGCCTAACCAAAAAGGGTATTCTAATGACCCTCAAAAATACAAAGGTATGATGGAGAAGATTGATATTACAGCCACGGGAGTAGTTGATAGTATTCGTAATAAGATGGCAGTGGCTACAGTTTCCAATAAAGGATTAATGCCATCAGGTGTGTTATCAGAGTTCCAAGGCGCGTATAGTGTACTTCTGTTTGAGACTACAAGCACTCCAGTTTCAGGCTCAATTCTTTTGTCTATATCTGCAACATCAAGCGGAATGCCTAGCCTATATTACATCTCCATATCACGAGCTGGTAATGTAACAGGCAATCCTAATCTAAAAGTCAAAGTCCTCTCAGGTAGCTATAATATTAAGATTAAAGCTAAGACTGAAGCTGATGGAAAGTGCAGGATTTATGCTGAACGGCTGCAATATACACCTATTTTGGATGCGCTTCTTATGAATTCCTATGGCATATCAATGAAGATGGAAGCAGCGGATAACAGTGCATTCGAAGGAGGATTTGAAGCTACATTTGATCTGTAGAAATACTCAGTAACTTTTACTTTTATTGTGCTCATTGCTGTCTATTGCTTATTTCCGTCATATCCTTTGACCCTCAAAAGTACAAAGGTATGATGGAAAAGATTAAGTTGTCAGAAGTGGAGAGAGGTTTGCCTAACGGAATAATTGCTCAGATACGCGGGCTGAACACCCAGGGAGAGGGCATTTTAGAACCGTTGGATTCTTTTTTGAGTGACATATTATGTGCAAGAGGCTCCTTTATATATAACAGTCAAGAAGTTATAGATAACCTCAAGAAACCTGGTGTGTATAAGCATGGGGACCCCATAATTGGTACGGGGACTTCCTATGGCGCGCATGGTGTGCTCTTGGTCTTGTATATAGATGAATATACAATACATATTGATTTTCCTGCAAGGAAAAACTTTATCCTTGTAAGAAAGTGTGTCACTGCCAACGGGAAAGATGAGTGGTCTTCATGGAAATATATATCGTTAACAGACATATCAACGTAATAGGCTTTGCAGGACGGTCAGAGTGAAAAGCACCAACTCTTACTTAAAACTGTGGAATTATTCCACAATACCGTGGAGCACTCCACAATATTCCACAGTATTGTTAAAAGAGGATTTTGCCTTATATTAATGAAAATGAATGCAATATTGTTGCGCAATCATTCTGGCATCAATTTTGTACTATGGTTTATGCCTTAAAAGTTATCAGTAACTTGTAGTTGTTATGGTTAGACAATAGGTATTAGTTGCATTAAGGTTTAAAGACATTTTGTTCATATTGATTTTCATTCGGAAACTCTCTTTGTTTGGCATTGCATCCCGGTCTGTGAAGTATCGGGATGTTTTTACTTAGATGGTTGCTGTTTCCGACTAAATACTGTAACTTTGTATAGTTAGCCGATATACTACTTAACTAATACTATTTTATTCTTTGGAATAATGAAAGTATTCTCGGTCTGTGAAGATCGGATGCTTTTGGTGGGTAATGCCGCCAATTATTCCAGTTAAGTGTTTAGGTTTTATGCAGTCTACCCCATGAATGGACTGCATTGACAAGAAGTATTCTGCCCGTTCTGACCGAGATGGCCGGAACGGGCATAACCAGAATGAAAATCCACATGGCTTGCAGAACCACTATCATAAGGTACCAATCCTTTTTAAAACTATGTATGTTTCAGTGCTTCTGTTGTTTTTGATAAAAAAGCTACCATTTGTCGTTTTTCGACCGAAAGCAACACCTTTAGTCCCATCTGTATAATCACAGTAAAAATTTGAACCTGCATCTGACACAAAACCTTTTGAATAGGAACCAAAAGCAAATATAGCAGTTGCTGCATTGTTGGGGGATGCAAGCAAATACATACCGTACCCCAAGTCGCCAAGGTCTTTTTCCTCTTTTGCCGCCAATGTAAAGCTATAGGTATATATTCCCATTGCGTTCATTACCTCTTCCAATGTTGGTGATATACTGTTGCCGTTTGCCGCCAGTCCACGTAATCTTGTAGGTGTTCCACCACTCATCGCATTCTCTCTAATATCTTGCTTATCTGCCATATTCTTACATTTAAGGGGCGATTGAATTCTGTTTTGGTAAGGCTAATGATTAAAGTTATCTTCACCACAAAAATGATTTACGCATACATTCGTGTTTCAACAGATAAGCAAACGGTTGAGAATCAGAAATTCGAGATAGAGAAATTTTGTAAGGTAAGAGAACTGCAAATAGACAAATGGGTGTCGGAAACCATATCCGGTACCAAGTCTGCAAAAGAACGGAAGCTTGGCGCTTTGCTGAAAAAACTTAAAAAGGGTGATACCCTTATTTGCTCTGAAATTAGTCGTCTTGGGCGTCGTCTGATGGAAGTGATGAGCATTCTAAACACTCTCATGCAAAAAAAAATCACTGTTCTAACTGTAAAGGAGAAGTATGAGTTGGGTAACAATATACAGTCTCAGATACTTGCCTTCGCTTTTGGTCTGTCAGCTCAGATTGAGCGTGATTTGATTTCGCAACGGACCAAAGAAGGTCTTGCCAGGCGTGTTGCCGAAGGACAGAAATTAGGGCGGCATAAGGGTGGGCATAACTCGCATTACAAGCTGACGGGTAAGGAAAAACTCATTCAAACTATGCTTGACTATGGCTATAGTAAAGCTGCTATTTGCCGTAAGCTTAAATGCAATCCTAAAACATTGGATGAACATTTAAAAAGGATGCAATAAGTAATCGGATTTCAAATATAAATTCC